CACGCCCATGACGTGAGCGTTGGCCTTGACGTGGTCGATGACCTCGCGGTGCGTCGGGGTCTCCGCCGCGCTGGTGCCGCCGAACTGCTCAGCGGTGCCGGTGTAGACCGGGTTGGACGCCGCGCGGGCCTCGGTCACGGTCGTGTCGCCGACGTAGGCGTTGGCGCTGGTGTGCTGATCGGTCGGCGTGTGCCAGTTCTCCCCGCCGCCTGCGTTGACGTTCGGGTCAGCGGCGACCAGGGCAGCGGCCTTGCCGGAGTCCTGACCGGCGCTGGGCACCCGGGCGACCTCGTCGCCGTCCAGCAGCCCCGCCGCCTGAGCGTTGCCGACCAGCACGCGGTACTGGCGACGCGGCCCGCGCCGGGTGATGGTCTCGATGCTGTCGGGGCCACCGATCTCCAGCAGATCAGCCAGCGCCGGGCCACGCAACGACTGGTCGATGAAGTCGATGGTCGCGTAGCCGCCGTCGACCGTGGCGGCAATTCCTGCGGGCATGGTGTTCTCCTCGTTACGGGGTGATCTGAACTGCAGCGATCAAGTGCTCGTACCCGACAAGCACGGTACGCTCCGCCACGGCGGCGAAGGTGTTGACGCGCTCGCCAATAGCTGTGCGCACGGTGACGTCGTCGCGCCACCCGTAAGGCGGGCTGGTGGCCACGATGACGTCGTCCAGACCGTCGACATAGCCCCCACCGAATACCCAGGTGTGCCCCAGCGGGCTCACCCACTTCGTGCCGCTCTTGATGACCAGGCCGAACTCCTGGCTGGCCCACTGCGCTCCGGCGTGGAAGTAGCCGAGCGTGTTGGTCATCGCCATCTGCGCTTCGAGGTAGCCGACCGCGAGCTTGAAGCTGGTGGCGGTCTGCATCACGCCGGGCAGTGCGTCGGCGTCGGCCAGCAGCCGGGTCGAGAACTGCCGCTCAAAGGCGACCTGTTCCTCAAGCCGGAGAATCTGCTGCACCCGGGTGCGTACCTCCGCCTGGCTGGCGGGGGTCAGGTCGCACTCGTCGTAGGCCCACAGCACCTGCGGCTCGAAGGTCTCCAGCCCGACCGGGCGATCGCCTTCCTTGCGCATGTCGTTGGGCACCGGCTCGCCGCCCACGCAGCTGTCGTTGGGCCAGATGCCGAACTGGCCCTCACCGGCGTAGTTGCCGACGGGGCGGAAGTCGACACCGTTGAGGTGGCGCACCGCCGCGCCCTCGGGCGAATTGCCGACGTCGGCAGGCACCTGCCAGTCGGTCGCCGCGAACAGCCCGTACGGGCTGGGGTTCTGCAGCGGGGGCTCGAACTGGATCGGCTGGAGCACCGGGGTGGTCATGGGCTCATCCTCCAACGGTATGAAGTCGGCGGGGAAGGCGAACGGTAATCCGACCATCGTCCTCCGATACGGCGAAGACGGTGGTCGTGGTCTGCCTCGGGATGACCACGACCACCGCCTTCAGTCTGCTGTTACCGCTTACGCCGCCTGGTTGGTGCGACGAACCGGGATGCCGGTAGCGCCCGACACATCGAGCGTCAGCGTCACCTTGACCGACTCACCGCAACGCTTGCCGACGGCGATGGCGTCCTCGGTGAACATGCGGGTGAAGCGGTTGACCTGCAGCTGTTCCTTGGGGTACATGACGCCCAGCTCGATGACGTTGCTCATCGAACGGAACCAGGTACCCGCCGGGTACAGCAGCACATCGACCGTCTCCGGCCATTCGGTGGTGGCGAGCAGGCCCGGCTTGTTGGTCGCGCGGGTCTGCCAGTCGCCGACGAACTGCAGGCTGATGTTGCGTGCCCGCAGTGCCGCGTCGATCTGCGCATCGGTGACGGTGAAGACCTCGATGCCACCAGCGCGCATCGCGATGTCGGCCCGCAGCACCTCGTGGAACCAGCTGGGAGCGACACCCTCGATCGTGGTGGTGCGTGCCAGACCCCGCTTGAGGCGAAGGTTGGTCGCCACCAGCGCGAGGCTGTTGAGCACCGACGCGACCGCGCCGATGGTCGTGGTGGCCGGGATGGTGATGTTGGTCGACCCGGCGACCATGTCGAGGATCGTGCGGCGGCTCAGGGCACGCAGGTGCTCCTGAGTCAGGTTGCGCATGAACCACTCGACCAGCTCCGGCCAGCCCTGGACCTGCAGGATGCCTGCCTCGACGCACCAGCCGACGGCGTTGAGGCGAATTTCCTCGAACTCGTCGGTGCACGGCACCTCGACGCAGGTCTTGACTGCGGTCGGGTTGCCGTCAACGTCGGTGGCTTCCAGCTCGACCTCGGTGAAGAACCACTCGAACTCGGCGAAGATGCCCGACAGGTCAGGCTCGACCGGCCAGCGGATGCCACCACGGTTGATGGTGATCTCCGGCAGGCTGACCAAGTCAGTCGCGTCGGGAACGTCGCAGAAGTCGTAGAGCTGCTCCGACGGGGCACACCAGCCGCCAGCAGCGGTCAGTGATCCCTCGTCGTTGAAGGTCGGACGCTGCAGGTTGGATGCCTTGGTGGCCTCGGTGATGGCCGCGACCAGCGCATGCGCGTCGTCCACGACCTCCACGTTGCGGTCCAGAGTCGACACGACCTGGCGCGCGTACTCACGACCGTCCTGCATCTTGTTCGGGCGGTTGGGCCGCATCGAAGCACGGCTGCCCGGGCGGATGCGATCGAGGCTGCGGGCGATTTCGCCGAAGCCGACCTGGCCCATGCCCTCGCGGTAGCCGGGGGCACCGGGGTGCATGTTCCAGCCGGGACGCCGCTCGCTGGCCTCATGGCCGGGCACGACATCGTTGGCCCCGGGAGTGCCGGTGAAACGCACGGGGCGTCCGTCACCGGCTGCGCTGGCGGCTACCGCGTTCGGCGCGTCGCCCTCGGGAGCATCACCCTCAGGTGCGTCGCCTTCGGGGGCGTCACCCTCCGGCGCTAAGCCCTCGGGGGCGTCACCCTCCGGCGCGTCATCCTCAGGCGCGTCGCCGCCAGCCGAAGCTGCGGCCCGGCTGAGCAGGTCAGTGACCTCGGCGGAGTGATTGGCCTCGGCGGCTGCAGCGGCGTCGCGGGCAGCGGTGATCGTCTCGATCGCACCGCCCTCGCCGACCAGGCCGCGCAGAGCCTCGACGTCTTCGGGGCTCAGGTCACGCCCGGCGGCGTGCTGTGCCTCGTAGACGTGCACCTCGGCGCGAGCGGCCTCAAGCAGCTCGTCAAGCTCGGCCACGGTCTCCGGCAGGGTCTCGGGCACCGCGAACGGAGCCTGAGTGCGGAACTGGCCGACGTTGTAGACGCTGAACACGCGATGGCGCGGGATCGGCTTCTGGATGGTCACTGCGATCTCCTCGTTCTGGATCGAGCACAAACGGCTTCGGCGATCGCTCCCCGGCACATAGCGCAGATCAGGAACTCTCTGATTCAGAAACTTAGACAATGACCGTGCAAGGTCAGACCGAAGCAGGCTCCGACGGTTCGCGGCGGATGGCACGGGTAGTGCCCCCACCAGCCAAAAGCACCTCAGTGTGGGCCTCGCGGTAGCTGAAGTACGGCGGCTGATCCAGCGGCGGGCTCACGACGCCGCCTGGCAGGTAGGCCCGGTATCCGATGATGTCGGTCGACGTCTGGCCGGTGCCCGCGCCGCCGCCACAACGGCAGCCCATCAACGCGCCCGAGCCAGCAGCTCGCCGACCTGATCGCGGGGCGACTTCGGCGGCGGGGGCGGGCCGACCTTCTCGGTGGCCATCGCGATCAGCGACTCCACTTCGGCGTCGGTCTGGCGCTTGGCGTAGGCGCGGTTGACTGCCGCCTCCACGATGTCACCGATGGCCTCGGCGGTGAGCTGTGAGGCGTACCCGCCGTCGGCGTGCGGTGACGGCCCCAGGCTGGCGACCAGTGCAATGGGCCGACCCTGCTCGTCGTCGCGGCCACGGGCGGCGAAGCCGGGCGTGTTGACGGCCAGCGCCGCAATCAGCTCCAGGCCCTGACCGAAGTCGCGCCAGTCGCCGCTCAGCGGAGCCGTCAGGCCCGCCTCGACCTGATCGGGGGTGGCGTTGGGGTGTGCGACGCCGGAGAACCAGATGCCGTGCTCGTCTTCGCCGACGCGCACCAGCGCGAAGCAGGTGCCGGTGTTGTCGTAGTGGGCCTTGGCCGGGGCACCCGAGTAGCTGTCGGGGGCGTGGCCGGTGCCGACGGTGAGCCGACCGACCGGGATGCGGCTGCCGTCATCGAGCCGCACCGCCGGGCTGGTGTGGAAGTGGGCGTAGTCAGTCTTGCTGCGCGGGGCCATGACGCACTTGGACTGGATCGAGCGGTGGCACGCGCCGAAGCAGGCGATGTGGCCGTAGATGCGACCGTCGTCGTCCATTGTCGGCAGCGTCGGACCCGACAGGTTCGGGTTGGCGAACAGGTGCGCCGGGTAGGTGCGGGGCCGGAACTCCTCAGCCGCGCTGGCGACCACGGCGATGTCGCGGCTCTCGCGCTCGGCGTTGAGCGTGATGGAGGTATCCCCGAAGGCGGGCTTGGCGACCAGCGTCGTACCGATCAGCTCGGCGGCGGTGATGCACTGCAGCACCTTGGCGTCGATGGGCAGGTCCCACCAGTCCTCCTCGCTGATCTCTTTGCCGTCTTCGTCCACCAGCTTCCAGACCGTCTGCGCCAGGTCGACCGACGGGGCGGTGACCTGATGGCCCAGCTCGGTTGCTGCCTCGTCAGCTTCGGGCGTGTTGAGCAGGTAGCCGCTGCCCAGCACCCGGTCGCCGTCGACCCGGGCCGACTCGATCGCGCCGACGGTGAAGGCTTCGGTGTGACCGCCGTAGCCCGACCCGGTCTGCTTCATCCACATCAGCGGGTGCGGGAAGCTGCGGTAGGACAGCTCAGCATCCTTGGCGATCATGCGGTCATCCGAGGTCGAGACCCCGAGCAGTGCGATTACGCAGTCGGTGAAGGTGCGGAAGGTCTCGCCGGTCGGTGCGTCAGCCTCACCGTCGTTGGCGAGCACCGTCGTGGTGCCGCCCTGCTCGGTGTTCTTGACGGTCATGTCGTGCTCCTCACTCGGTTCGGCTGAGGCGGTGCGCCCGATGCCGTCTTCGTCGTCGCGTGCTCGAATGGTCCCACGATCAGCGCGGCGCTGTATCTCGTCAGACTGCGAGCCGACGCGATTGCGTGCTGTCGCGTCTCGTCCGTCAAGACGCTCAGTGTGCCGGTCGATCTCACTCGGCAGCTCCTCGTCATGGGCCAGGATGCCGACGCGGCAGCGGCAGTTGCGCACCTCCGCCGCCGGGCCGGTCGGGTCGGCGGGGTACGCAAGGTGAGCCCCGCCAACGGTGAAACTACCGCCCAAGGGTGCGCGCTGCCCGTCGGCAGCGAAGTGGGTGGGCCGGGTGCGGCTGTCAATCGTCGCGATCCAGACCTTGTCCAGTTCGTCAACGTCTTCGGAGAATCGCGCCGCCTCGACCACCGCCGCGTTCTGTACGCCCGCCGCCTGATAGCCCTGGTGGCGGGCGACGTCGCGCACGGCGACGCTGCCCGGTGTGAGCACCGACGCCGCCGCCTCGCGCTGGCGGGTGATCACGGCGGTGATCTCAGGTTCGGGCTCAGCGGGCACCTCACGCACCGCCGCCGCGACCTTGTCGCGTATCAGGCCCGGTGTCATCGACACCGCCTCGCGCTGGCTCTCGATGAAATCAGCTGATGCCTGCGACAGGTGCGAATCACCGGCGAGCAGCCGGTGCGCAAAGACGATGTCATCTTCGGTGGCCTCGGTCGTGCGCACGATCGCGTCGATGACCCGTTGCGGAGGGCGCTCTCGCGACTCGCCAAGACTCGCCACGGGAAGTGGCACTTCCAGCGCGTTCATCGCCTCAACGACCGATAGCCCGTAAATCGAAAATAGGCCAGCTAGGATCAGCTCCTCTGATAGCTGATCCCAGACCCCAGTGCTTTGAGCAACAGCATCAGGGTCAGGCGGAAGGCTCGCCGCCGTCAGGCCCGGCAACACGAACCCGACCGTCGCCGACACCCACTGATTCAAAGCCTCCGAGTACAGATCGGTCAGGGCAGCTTCGGCTTCGATGGTGCGGTTGATCGCCTCACCCGGTTCGGGGAACATCACACCACCTCAGCGTCGATGACCGGCTTAGTCAGCTTCGCGTAGATCGCCTTGCGGACCTGAGTGCGCAGCTGCTCGGTGTCGACGCCGAGCATGGCGATAGTCCGATCTTCCAGAGCCGAGTCCCAGCCGCGAATCAGGCGGGGGATATCGGCTTCGTTGACCGGCGGCAGCATCCGGTGCCATTCCTGGGCGGGGTAGCGCGACAGCCGCGCCCGCTGGGCGTGGTCATTGGTCTTGACCATGCGCTTGCCCGCCAGTTCCAAGGCCCGGGTCACGAGCAGGTTTTCGACCACGATCAGCTCAGCCGGGCTGCGGAGCCGGGCGGCGTTCTGATCGCCCTCGGTGGCGGGCTCGCTGTCGCCGGTGTCGTCGGCTGCGGGATCATCTGCGGGGTCTTGGCCGGGCTGCGCTCGACCGTCTCCGATGGCGACGGGCTGCGGGGTCGGGAAGTCGATGCCCTGCACCGCGTCGAGCAGCGGGTACCACGTCGCCAGCAACTCAGGGTTCTTCGCCACGACGTCTTGCGCGAGAATCTTCCAGCCGTCCAGCGTCGTCAGGTCATAACCCGCGTCATCGCCCAGGCCCAAGTACTTGCGATAGGCCTCGCTGGTGATCGCGCCGCGATCGTGCGCTTCGGTGGACTCGTCGCTCTTGTCGGGGTCGATCGTCAGCTGGCTGGCGTCGTACCAGAGCACGTACTTGTCGGGCTCCATGCCCAGGTCGGTGAACACGCCCTTGAGCACTTCGGAGTTGATGAACTGGCAGATCGTCTCCATGACGGGGTTGATGTGCAGCTGCACGTCTTCGTCGCCGATCGCCCACGCCGACCAGTGGTTGCTGTTGGTGCCGATGCCCAGCAGACGCTCGGGGCTCACGTCCAGGCCCATCGCCAGCCGGGCGATCGCGTCGTTGCGTTTCTTGATCTCGACCTCGGAGACTTCCTTGGCGAGGTCGAGCTGCATGATCTTGCCCATGTGCTCGCCGGGCACCGTCGCCATGATCGGGATGAACGCGGCCTGGCTGTCGTCGTTTTCGACGGCGGTGACGGCGACGTTGTAGAGCATGTCGGAAAGCTGCTCGGCAGCCGGTGCGCCGGTGAACGTCGGCAGCGGGTCACCGGGTCGGCCTGAGGCCAGCGGCGACTGCGCGTTGGGCAGGCTCATCTCCTGCGGCAGGAACCAGACACCGCCGCCGACCAGCCGAGACTTGTCGGCGTTCTTGATCTTCTTGGTGGTGCGCACGATCTCGCGCAGCGGATCGAGGTTGGCCCGCACGGGGCTGTCAGCTTCGCGGGCGCGGCGCGGCTTGGGGTTCCAGACCCGAAACAGCCGGTCGGTGCCGGGGGCGAACTTGTGGGTGCCGCCTTCGGGCAGCTCGATCTCGATGTTGTTGCCCGGCGTCGACTTCCACTCGTCCTTGGTCAGCGCATACCACTTCTCGCCCTGATCAGTGAGGATGATTGCGATGAAGGACTCGCCGGGCACGGTGAGGCATTCGACCAGCCGCTTGACGAGCTGGCTCTGGCCCAGCCGCCCGCCTGCGATCGCGCGCCCGACCTCGATCAGCTTCTCGCGGTCGGGGTTGTCGTCGGCGATGCCGCCGGTCGGCACACCGTCGTCATCCAGCTCGGACACGATCAGCCGCACCCGCGAGCACGACGAGCTCCGCCAGCCGACGTAGTAGCGCAGCTCGCCGACCGCATCGAGCATGTCCCAGGCTTCGTTCTGCCAGTCGGCGCGGGTCTGCCCGACGATGTTGGACTTGATCTTCTGCGGGTCCTCGATCAGCTGGCTAGCGGCGGTCAGCGACTTGCGCGCCGGAGTGCCCTTTGGGCGTCGAACGATGCGCAGTGTCGAAGCGGCCATGCCGATCAGGTTATCCGCCCGGCGTGCTACTCGTCGTCATCCTCTGCGACCTCGATCTCCTCGGTGTCGGCGAACCGGGCGCAAACCCCGATCAGATGGCTCGTCGCCAGCGCGGTGCCGATGAACTGCACGACGGGGTTGTGGGCGAACCACAGCGGCAGCCAGGCCGTGCCGAACGACAGCCACATGCCGACGCACCAGGGGCATTGCACGAAGTAGTTGAACGTCGCCCACCGCTGGGCGCGCCGCTCCAGCAGCTTGGCGCGAACGTCCTGGCCCAGCGCGCGTGCCTCGTTTGCGTCCAGGCGCGACGCCCGGGCACGGGTGATGATCGCCAGCCGGGGCCGGTCCAAGATCGTGTCGGCGTTGATCAGCCGCGTCAGCCGCGCGATCGCCAGCACGTAGACGACAGCGATGATCACAGTTGCAAGGGTCATGCCCGCAGACTACCCCGACGGGGGCGGGATAGTGCGCTATGGTCGGTCCATGCCTCGGGTACTCGCGATCGACTCCTCATTGACGGGTACGGGCCTGGCCCGTATCGACATCGGCGACTACGGCGAAGATCGGTGGGCAGCTGACATCGTCACCGCCACGGTCGCCGCGCCGGGACCGGGCAAGGACAAGAGCCGCCGCGCGATGATCCGGCGTGTCGACCGGCTCATCGAACAGATCGACCCGGCGTTCGAGGGCGTCGACCACGTCGGCCTTGAGACGTTGGCGTTCTCCGCCGGTAACTCCTCAGCGTGGGTGCTGGCGTATGTGTGGGGCCGGGTCATCGAACTGTGCGAGCGCCACGACGTGCCGTTGACGACAGTCGGCACCAGCCAGGTCAAGAAGTTCGCACTCGGCAAGGGCAGCGGGCCGGGCACCGACAAAGATCATGTGCTGGCAGCGACAATTAAGGCTTTCCCCGCCGTCGACCTGTCCAGCAACAACGAGGCCGACGCACTGATCATCGGGGCGGCGGTCTGTCAGCAGATCGAGAAGCCGATCTTGCCGGTGACGCAGTACCGGCTCGACGTCGTCGCGAAGCTGGGCGACTAAGGCCCCAGGCCCGGCGTCGGCTTCACCGGCGTCACGCGCCGTTTGATCGGCGGGTGAGGCTGATTGCGACTCCAGTAGCGGTGCATCGCCGCGCCCATCATCATCGACACGAAGATCACCGACGCATACCAGGTCCACCACTCGAAGCTGAAGATGACCATCGCCATCTTGCTGTGGGCGCGCCACCAGACCAGGCCGAACAGCGCGGCGATCGGCAACACACCTCCCAGCAGCAGGTTGCCAATCAAACGCATGTCGGGAGACTACCCCGGGATCGTGCGCCGCATCCAGGCCGGAGGAGACGGAGGAACACGTTGCCCGTTTGCCACCTGACGCGCATCACTGCCGCCAGGCGGGGCGCTCAAGCCTAGCCCGCCGTTGCCGAGCGCGGCCAGCCGGTCGTGGCAGATGATCGCGGCGCTGACCCGGTCGGGCTGGTGCTGCCCGGCCTGCCAGTCGGCAGCCTGCTCCTCGAACACTGCCAGGTTGAACTCGACCAGCTGGCAGGTCTTGGTCTCCAGGGCCTGACGCAGCAGCGCCGCCCGGCCAACGCTGTCGACACGGGCTCCGGCACGCCACTTGTAGATCGTGAAGGGCGGTATGTCGGGCAGGCACCGCTGCTCCAGCGGGGTGAGCATCGCGCCGTCGTACTGCTTGCGGACCACGGAGTGGTGCATGTCGCGGTAGGCCCGCCGGATCGCGTCGCGGTAGCTGTTGGCGGCGGCGTAGGCCTCCATTGCGATCTCGCGCGCCCCCATCTGCAGCGCCAACGTCACCGCCTGCTTCGCCCACTCGTCGGGGGTGAACTGACCCGACCAGTCCTCAGCCAGCACGACCTTGCCTGTGGTGGTGAGGTAGCCGCCGATGATGCCGGTCTCGTCGCCTTCGCCGGAGTCGGCGGGGTCGATACCGACGATGGCGGCGACCGGCTGAGCCGGAGCCTCAGGCAGCCGAGGGTCGAACCACGACCGCAGGAACAACCCGCCCGCCGGGTTGCGGGGGCTGCCCTGGTAGAGCGCATACCAGGTGCGCTCACCGACACTGCGCTTGGTCTTGACGAAGTTGCGCTTCACCACTTCGCCCTCGCTGGTGACACCGTCGCGGGCCGACTCCATCGGCACGCCGGGTGGGCGATTGAGGGCGTCGGTGATGCCTTCTTCGGAGATCGCGGGAATGTTGACGTGATGCCAGGTGCGGTGATGCTTGGGCAGCTCAGCCTCGGCGGCGAGCACCTTGCCCGCGAGGTCTTCGGGGTGCCAGCGGGTCTGAATCAGGATGATCGACGCCTCGGGGCTCAGACGGGTCAGCACCACATTGGAGAACCAGTCATAAATCTTGGCCCGGTGTGCCGCGGAGTCGGCCTCCATCATGTTCTTGAACGGGTCGTCAATGATGAACAGATCGGCCGAGCGGCCCGTGATCGAGCCGCCGACGCCGACCGCCGCCAGGCCTCCGTTGCCACCCTCGACCTTCCAGGTGGAGACCTTGTTGGATTTCGGCGACAGCTTGAGCCCGATGCGGTCGGGCACCGGCAGCCCCGTCATCGAGTCGATGACGTCGGTGCCGTAGCGGCTGATGATGTCGCGGGCGGCGGCACTGTGCGTCTCGGCCAGCGCATCGCCGTAGGTGGCGAGGATGATGCGGCGGTTGGGGTTGAGCTGCAACGCGCGAATCACCGTCCACACCGCCGCCAGCGATGACTTGCCCTCCTGGGGCGGCATGTTGATCAGCAGGTGGCGCTCGGCACGCTTGAGGCAGACCTCGATGCGGTTGGCGATCAGGTCCAGCGCCGGGGTGATCTTGTAGCCCGGCGTGACGGCTCGGGCGATCTCGGCAGCGTTGCGGTACTTGACCTTGATCGCGGCGCGGGTCTCGGCGGAGCGCAGCGAGGACAGCATCGCCCGCATCTGCTCCTCGGGCCAGGTCTTGATGGTCTCGTAGAGCTCCGCCGCCTTGGCGGAGTCGAACAGGCCTTCGGCGGTCCAGACGTCGGGGGTCGGCGTGCCGTCGTCATCGGGCATCCGCACCCGGCGCGGCTTGGCCTCGTCAGCCATAGGCGATGATCTCGGCCAGCGCCGGGCGCAGCTCATCGGGGTGGCCGGTCAGCACGCGGGCCTTGCCCTCCATTGCCTTGGCGAGGTTGCGGCTGGCTGAGCGCCGCCCGGTGACCCATGACTCGTTCTGTGTGCGTTTGAGCTGCTTGGACCGGATCGCGCGCCACTCCTCAGCCTGGTCGTGATCCAGCAGGCCCAGCGTCACGTCGTATCCGGCTTCGATCGCAGTTTCAAGGAACCGTTTGTTGCCCAGCCGGGCACCTTCGGCGACCAGCAGCGGGTAGGGGCGGCTCAGCACCCACGGCACCGCCTTGTCAATGATCGCGCTGGCCAGGGCGTCGGTACCGCTGAAAGCCTCACGACGCCTGCCGATCTCCGCCCCAACGACAGTGCCGGTCACGCGATCAACCAACATGTCATGGGGCACCAGGG